AGCTTTTGCTTCAGTATGATGGTTTGGCACCTGACCCTTTCAATTGCTGGACGGATTATACCGTCGAGACATATGATAAGGTCTGGGGAGTTGGTACTTATAAATACCACCTCCCCGAGGGCATAAAGGACTTGAACTATGTGAAAAAGCTCGCTAATAAATTAGCTGGCTTCACACCTAGTATCTCGCAACTCTATGACCTTGTCCCTTGGACCTGGCTTATAGACTGGTTCACCAACATCGGAGACGTCGTTAAATCGATCGACCCGTATTCTGTTGCTGAGACCGGTGCTTATTCTGATTTTTATATGATGTTTCAACGCATCACTAAAGTCAGCATTAAGCAGACGGTTGTTCTGTATGATTATGCATCATCAGAGCCTGTCTATATTGAACTTCATTCCCAGCGGTTTTACTCTCAAAAACAGAGAGCAACCGCCGGACCGTTCGATAGCCCCGCCTTCACTGAAAACGTCTCAGAAATGAGTCTTTTCCAGAAAGGCATACTTGGGGCTCTTGGTATTTCCAAGTTCCCTCGAGTCTTCCGAAAGCCCGATGGTTACATCGGGTGACGGATTCACGACGTTAGTCGTAAACCATCTCTTCCAGAAAGAAGGAGCTTCCTTATGTTTGCTGATCCTCAGGCCATCAAGCAAGACGGCACTACTAACGTTTCCTTTCCCCGTACTGGGGTTGGGAATGGCGTTGGCACGTGGACGTCTCCTGACGGTCTCATGGTCGCGTCTGTTCGTCAGACTTCGACCAAGGCACGTTTTCGTCGGGAAATGCGCATCGTCGTCACCAAGGTGTCGGCTGATGCTCTTAACCCTGCGATTAACACGCCGAAGTCGGCGTCGGTTTATCTGGTCGTTGACCAGCCGATCGTCGGCTTTACCGCGGATGAGCTCAAGAATGCTTATAAGGCGATCGACTCCTGGTCAGCTGGCCAGATCGATCACTTGCTGCTTGGCGAATCTTAAGTTTCGCTCTGTAGCAGCATTCTTGCTGCATAAGGACGGTTCTACTCACCTCTTTTAAAGGAGGAAGTAGTGGAAATACCGACCATGCTCACGAAGGAGCTAGTTATTGAAATAGCTAGCTGCCTAGGTTGGCCTGCTGCGCGTGATCTTCAAGTTATTGAAGATCGGTGCGAACACGAAGGGCTATCGTTTCTTACGATAACTCTTCCTCTCCTCAGTGATGCTCTCGAAAGAGGGCTTGAGGAGGGAAGGCTAACATGCCCTAGCAATTTTGCTAGGCATGGAACTCTCCCCCGATTACTCGGAGGTTTGTTCAGCCGTGTGTTCAATCTAGACGGAGAAGTACTTCCTGTTCCGTGTGTCGATAGCATACTTGCTATTCGTCAGATCTGCCGCTTCCAAAAGAAGCTTAAGATCCCTTGTACTCCTCTTAGAGAAAGAGAAGCCGTTGCACGCTACAAGAAGGTTGAGGAAGAGCTCTTCCATGCCTCGGCGAAAATATCGTCGAGTGAGGATTCGTACCTCGACAGTATCAGTTCGATTCTATGGAGTCAGGTTTTTCCTGATATCCAAGAGACCGAGCTGTACTGTAAGCATGGGCCTGGAGTTACCGCAGAGCGCTTTTCCGGCAATCGCCGGTATAGTGTCTCGTATTGGTACTCAAGGTTTGAGCATAGCTTTCCCCTGGACCTCCACACTTGCCACAATTATGGTGAGTGGGTTGAACAGACTAAGCTATCTCCAGGTGAGTCTGGGTACATTACCGAGGTTGGGATTTCTGATGAAATTCCTGTCCGCGTTGTTTTTGTACCGAAGACCCTGAAGTCCCCTCGCGTGATTGCGGTCGAACCGAGTTCCATGCAGTACGTTCAGCAGTCGCTGATGGACTACATGGTTCCGCGTCTCGAATCGCATCCACTTACCAGGTCTTCTGTTCGGTTTACCGACCAGTCTGTTAATGTGGATCACGCTCGGTTAGCATCGATTGACCGAAGTTATGCTACGATTGATCTTAGTGATGCCAGTGATAGAGTTTCTCTAGCATTGGTCAACAGGATCTTTCGTGGTCAACCCATCCTGGATTATCTCCAGGATGGTAGGTCGCTCTCTGCTGATCTACCGGACGGCTCTAACATCATCTTGAGTAAGTATGCTTCGATGGGTTCAGCGTTATGCTTTCCCGTCGAAGCTTGTGTGTTTTACACACTACTTTTATCAAGTATGATGTCAACCGACGGTGTCCGTCCATCTACGCGCTCAATCAAACGTTATTCACGTATGATTGATGTGTATGGGGATGACATTATTATCCCCGTGCGCTATGTAGGTCCAGTCGTGGATTACCTTACTAGATATTCTATTAAGGTGAACGTAAACAAGTCCTTCTGGAATTCACTATTCCGGGAGTCTTGCGGCGGAGATTTCTTCGCCGGTGAGTCGGTAAGACCCATCTACGTTCGAGAATTGCTTCTCGATCCTGCGACGTGGACTCCAAATCAAGTAATGTCTGCATGTGCAACCAGTAACCAACTTTATCAAGCTGGCTACTGGCGCACATGTCAGAAATTAAGAGATTTGGTGGAGGTGGCAGTCAAGTGTCGTGTACCTCGTCACGTAAGTGAAGAGGGTCTCGACTCCAAGTACTTTCGTACTGGAGGCGGGTTACACTTCACTTCTTTTCAGTTCAGTACAATGTGCCGCTACAACAGTAGATTGCATGTGTACGAACAGAAGAGGGTGGTCTACAATCCACTTCGCAAGAATGATTGTATACCTACGACAGCAGGTCTCTTCAATAAGGCCTTCTCCCTAAAAAGGAGAAAGTCTTCGGCTGAGACTAACACTTTATCGCATCTCGATAGCTTAATAGCTATTGATTACGATACCAGTGTGAAGCGCGG